TTGGTGGGGCTTTTGGTAAATTCTTTGGTAGCGCTATTGGTGGTGCTATTGGTAGTGCTCTTGGTGCATTTGGTTCAGGCTTTTTAGCATTTATGGGTCCTGCTCGAGCTGGTTTATTTGCTGCTGCGTTTCCCTTATTTGGTATTGGTATTGCCGGTTTTGTAGGTGCTATTGGTTTAGGATTTGCAGGCGCTGCTGCTGTTGTTGGTAAAGGTCTAGACGTACTTCAACCAGCTCTAGATAAAATGTCTGGTACAATTCAAAAGTTTGAAACTTTAGATTCAGAACGACTTAGCATTGTTGGAAAAGGTATGGGAGATTTCTTTGACAGTCTTCCATTTTTACCAACATTGATTCCAGACGGTAAAGAAATGGAATCTTTAGCCGATGCGCTTGTTAAAATGGATAAAGTTGACGGTGAAAAATTAAAACTTATAGGCCCTGCTGTTAAACAAATGGGTGAAGGTCTTAAACAAGCTGGTTTAGGTGAATTATTTGGTGCTATTGCTAAATTAATGGGTGGTGAAAAGGGTGGTATAAAAGCACAAATAACAAATTTAGCTGAAGGTTTAACAAATCTTCAAAGTATTAATGCAGATAATTTAGCAAAAGTAGGACCTGCTGTTGAAAGTTTAGGTAAAGGTCTTAAGGCTATGGCTTCAGGCGGTTTAAAAGATGCGCTTAGTGGTATAGTCGGTGCATTTGGTAGTATTTTTGGAGCTGAAAAAGAAGATCCAATTGCTAATATTAAGAAATTTGCAGTACTAGGAGAAGGAAAAACAGGAGAAGATTTAAAATTAGCAGGACAAGCTATAAGTGGATTGGGACTCGGTTTGAAAGATTTAAATAATCTTAATGTTGATGATTTGAAAACACTTGGTGACGAGATATTACCCCCACTTACTAAATTGGGCGCTACTTTTGCTACTTTAGGTGAAGCAAAATTTGATAGTGTAGGTAAAACTGTAGAAGCTCTACATAATTTAGATGGTCTTGAAAAACTTAAATTCAATGCAATTTCTGTAGGTTTAGGATCGATAGGTGAAGGTTTTGAAAAATTAGCAGATTATATAGATGATGGTGAAATAAAAACTCTTGAACGTTGGGCTTCAGTAATGACCAAAGTAAAAGGAGTTTTTGGAGAAGGTAGTAGACATGTTTCTACTGGTTCTAAAGGCACACCCCCAGATATAACATGGGAACGTGACGGAGGTGCGACCGCCGCCTCAGCGACACCAAAATCTAAAATCCAAAAACAAGCCAAAGCAGAATATAAAACAGCTTTCGAAAAAGGAGCAATTGCAACAAAAGCGCTTGAAGAATTTAAAACAGAAGCAGGCGATAAAGATCCCGAAAAACAAAAAGAATTTGACCGTCTTAAATCTGCTGTATTTAAATCGAAAACAGAACAAAAACGCGCCGGCGCAAAATATGCTGCTGCTGAAGGCGTAACAGATACCTATAAATTTGGAAAAGATCGCAATCGCAGAAATGATATGAAAGCAAAACGTATGAAAATTGAGGGATTGCTAGAACGTGGTTATACTATTGAACAATTACAAACTTTTTCTCCTAAAGCTATTAAACAAATGGAATCGGGGAACGGGATAATTACAATTGGTGAAACTAGATTTCCAATGCAAGCTTTAGGTCTTTATGAAGAAATTATTAAAAAAGAATTACAACCTAATCTTCAACCACCCACAGTAGCACCTCTAACTCAAGATATAGCAACACAATCTCCTGCGATCGCAGCCGGACAAAGAAATATTAGTAGTACTAATGTAACAGATGCAAGTCAAATAGATGCAAGTGAAACTGTTATACATAATAATAGTCATATTTCAAAAGGTTCAGTATCTTCTAGAAAATCTCAACTTTTAGGTGGTATGTATGATAACCGTCCATACCACTCTCATTAATGAAAAAAAGGGAAACCCCGTGGATTTCCCTTTCTAAAAACTTATAAGTTTTTATTTAATCATCATTTGCTAGTTGTTTGAAAAAATCTAAGCTATCTTCAGATGATTCTTCACTCCAAGGGGCTTTTTCTTTTTCCTTAGGTGGTTCAACTTGAGTATTGGATTCAAATGGACTTGGCTCCTCCTCAAGTTCTGCTGCAGTAGAAGACACTGCAGTGGCTCCAAGAACTCGTTTTAACTTTGCTTCCAATTCAGCATAGCCCTTGAAGTATTTACGATCCATAAAATCTTGAAGAGAATATTCAGAACCCCACACTTTTTCTAATTTATCATCATTATCAGATAAAGAAGAAGCAGAATCAAATTCAGATTTATCGTAATTACGATACCCCTCGACTTGGCGAATTTTCATTTTAAAATTAGCACCTTCCCATAAATCAAATGGATTTACAGGCTTTTCATCTTCAAATTCTGGATTCATAACATCATTAATCTTATCAAAGATTTTTTTACCAAATTTATAGAGAAAGACTTTGCCTTCATTTTCTGGGCGTGATGGGTCTTTAACTACATAAATGTTTGAAATATAATTCAGCCGACGTTTTTGTTTACGAGCCTGTTCCTTTCCAGCTTCATCACCGCGGTTCCAAAGCATAGAATTATATTCACCCAATGGATCTTTTTCATTGAGAGTAGTCAAAGAATTTTCAATATACCAGCCGCCTGGTCCTTGAAATCCATGAGAAAAAAGGCGAACCCATGGAATATCCTCGCCCTTGGGCGCCGGTAAAAAACGAATAACAGCATAACCGTTACCTGCCTTATCAGTATCTGGTTGCCAGAACCGATCATCAGCATTACGATTTCCACCAGTTTGTACTTTATTTGTTTCCTCGACAATCTTGTCGTATACAGATTTTCGAGAGCGCTTGAGATCAGCAAAAGAAGTAGTCATATTATTTTATATCCTTGTATATTGAGTATTGCGATTTGTCCACATAAAACATCATATAATAATTTATTATATTATATATAAACCCGAATGTAAACAGATTTTTTAAATAAAAATCTTTTTTATTATTTTTCTCATTTCAAATGGATCATAATTAAAAAACTTCTTATATTTAAATATAAGTTTTCTATTTTCATCCCATATAATATCATTAAGTTTAGTATCCCAATATCGTATATATTTCAATATATCATCTAATATTATTACCGTTTCAAGACTTATTTTCTTTTGTAATAAGAATTTTAAAAGTATAGGATGATTTCCATCTTCTACCAATAATAATTGATTAGCTTCCAGCCCGTGTGTAGAGCAATAATCAGCACAAATGCATAACTCATCATAAACATTATAGCTAAGAGCTTCATGAAATTTTCTCCATTTTATATAATTTTCTTCACTCTCTTGTGACATTAGATTACCTATCCAATTATCACTGACAATAAAATTGCTTATAAAAAATTCTATAAGTTCATTATCTTTGTATTTTTTAGCAAGTTTCCGAAAAAAGAATTTATCATTTCTTCGAAGAAATGATTCTTCATTAGCTCGAATTTTACCTTTATATTTGAAAAAATCATAATCACTTGTAAAATGTTGTTTTAAAGCAAGATATGTTTTATATGCTCCAAACCCCTCAACAAGATCATACATTAATCTTGAAACTTTCCATCTTGTATTAGATGTTCCATTCTATGATAAAAAACTGTCCACATTAACCAAAATAAATTATCTGCTTTATATGTGCCATTTTTCACTTTCAATTCATACATCATCAAGTATTTCTACCTTATCCCATTCTAATACAAAATCTCTATGAAGTTCTTCATCAGAAACTTTATATAATTTACTATTAGGATCTGAGCCTGTTATAACACCAGGTCGAGTCATTTCTTTATAGCGACTAATTGGAACATCTACAAGACTATATAAACCGCCCATACGTCCCCATTCATCAACTGGAAAAGTGTGTGTGTAGTTACATTTCATGAATTTTCCTCCTATCATAATGGTAACTTGTTAATTTTTTCCTTCATCATATTTAAATCACTTGCTTCAGAAGCAATAGATTGTTTAATTTTACTGTTTATTAATTTAGCTGCAGTTTCAATTTCCATTTCATGGCGATCGCAATAATGTACTATAGCATCCATATATGGTATTTTTTTATCTATAACTATGTTCTCTATTTTTAAAGAAAAACCTTTGGTATCAATCACTTTTATTTTTCTCCCATCTGTAGAAAATATGATCTTCTATTTTTGTTGTACGAGTTTTACGTTTAGCCCAACTAGGCGTTACCCATTCAGCATGATAATGTGTAGCACCAGATGTAATATCAAATGTTAAATTAAGAACTAATTTAGCTACATCTAATGCATTATTATATGCCTTTACATCTTTAATTATATCTGACTTCCCATCACAATACCATGTAAATTGGCATCTATATCGGATTGGATACATACGAGTTTTATCTTTCCACGAAGGTCTATGTGGACCTTGTAAAACAACTTCACATATAGTATTTGGATATCTAATATCATCAACTCTATTCAAAACTACTTGGGCAACAGCAATTTGCCCAGCAATAGATTGACTTCGAGCTTCATGATAAATATTCAAAGCAAGACAAGATAAATCTGCAGATGGCGGCCATGTCATCGTTAATGGCCATGCCGTTTCATTAGCTTTTACAGGAAAATTAATTACTGTAAAAATAATAAATGTAATAAACAAACACTTCATATTATAATAATATAATATTTTATAGAAAAAGTCAATAGATATGTCAAAATCTACTTATATAAATTACAGCATTCGACAACAAATCCGGATTTTGCGGGGTGGGCAAATAAAGCTTTGGTTATTGCTTGGGTTTCATTTTCTGCTTTAATATCAAAGTAATGTACTTCATCCCATTCTTCAGATAATCCCTGTGGAGGATCTTCTCCAATCCGAAGTCTTTCTCTTACAAATTTATTGTATATACCTACTTCATATAATTTCATAAGTTTTACTCTATATTACCTGTAACCCATATATGTGTTTCTTTGAGATATTCCATAATTTTTTCTCGCATCTCTACATCATATTTAGCCCAGTTTCTTATTTGTTTTTGTGTCCTTCCACAACCTACACATACTCTTTCTTTGCTGTTTTTAAATCTACATATAGATATACAAGGAGAAGGTAATCCATCATCCCATTGAAAAGGCAATGCCGGATTCATTATAAATCTAGTACAAGTAAATCACTTGTTGCTCTTGATTTACATACTGTTAATTGAGTATCATGATCTATTTCATCTGGATTTAATAGGTCACGATGATCTACCTCACCTTCCAGATACGTAGTAACGCACGTACTACACATACCTTCACCACAATCAAATGGATGTTCTATTCCATTTTCAAATAGGACATCCAATATACCTTTGTCTACAGGAACTAAATATGTCATTCCTGTACTTGCAATTTTTATATTAAATTCTTTATTTTCATCCATAGTATTTACCAGAACCAAGGAAGTTTTACTTTACTATTAACAGCTATAGCCCAATACATTAAAAATATAAGAGATATTATACCAATACCTTTACTAATTTCAATCATTACTTTTTTCCAAAAACGACCTGATTCTTTTGCTTCTGCAATACGTTTTTTTCTACGTATTTTAGCTTCTTCTATTCGTTTTTTTCTTAACTCTAAAATTTCATCCCACGTATTTTGACCAAAGCGTTTATTTAGCATATTACGCATGGATTTCATCTGTTCTTCAATTTGCTTTTGTTCAATTACCTCTGCAGTAACATCTGATAAAGAACTACCTTCATCTTCTTGCTCATCTTTAAATTTACCTGTTAAATAGATATTCCATTCTTTATTTCCCTTCTTCACTTGGTCTTTTTTAATTTGGTCATGGCCTTTAAATAAATCATCAAGATGATGTGATAATTCATTAATATCTTTACATGTGCTAATTACAGATTTTACAGCTGTGACTGAACTCTTAGCAAGAGCTATTCCAGCCAATATCTCTGCTACCATATTTTTATTCCTTATTGATGACCATTTGCTTTTGTTTTAATTGCATCTGCAATGATAGAAACCATCTGTTCTTGTTTCCATACATTTTGTTCTTCTGCAGCTTTATTATGTAACTCAAATAATGCTTTAATTTTATCCTCTAAGACTCTTATCGAACTATGCATTTGGGCAATAATAACTATCAATTTAACTACACCTAGAAAAATTGCACCCAGAATAACTACACCCTGTAGATTAAAATCCATACCCTCAATCATGCTAGAATATTAACCTTTCGTTTATCTTTCTTCTTTGGTGGTTTTTCGTATTTCAAAACTCGTTTTGGTAGGTTCTTTAATTTGTATATAGGTTCTACCTTGCGAATTTCATTTGTGATTTCCATTTGTTATCTTTAAACCTCTTTGACCATCTTTTAATTTTTCTACATCCACACGTAATTGTTTAACATCTTCTTGAAGTCTTTTAATATTCACACCGTTACTCATGCCTTCCTCTAAACGTGCTTGAATTTTT